CTGAAAACGATTTGCTACATCCGTTGACATGTCAGCACGATTCATCTCAGGTATTCATGCGAGCGGTGATGTAGCAAATCGTTTTCAGCCTGGTACTGGCTGGTTAACATCCAACTTTGAAAGGCTTACCGCTGATCAAAACATAAACTTTGATTCGCCGCGAGCAATCTATCACGCAGGTATCACCGAAACTGATAGCGGCATTGGTGGTGCGGTGGCTGGTAAAAACGCAAGTGCATATGTCAAGTTAGATTTGAAAACGACTAGTGATTATGTTTCACCTATTATTGATTTGCAACGAGCATCATTGACATTGGTAGAACAATGCATTGATGATCCTGATCAAGCATCAGCAGATCAAACGATATCTGTGTGGTCTACAGATGAAACTGAACCCTCTGGCGGTAGTACCGGTTCCAAACACATCACAACACCGGTTACGTTGGAAGTCCCTGCTGTAGGTATAGATGTACAAGCAGATCTTTCGCTACCGCCTGGTTCAGGAGTAGACTTTTATTATAGAACAGCAGTTGCAGGAGAAGATATTACTCTGAGCAACTGGATCTATAAGCCACCGGTATCATCAGTAGCAAATACTGCGGCTGGACAATTCACCCGAGCAAACTATTTGCCAGGTGGTCAAGGTGGTTCTCTCAAAGAGTTCACTCAAGTCCAAACAAAGTATGTGATGAAAGGCACTATTGAATCGCCTGCCATTAGAGGTCTTAATATTAAGTATCTTGCTACTTAATGAGGGATCTAATTGAAGTTCGAGGATATCCCGGGCTAGTTCGCGACACCGAAACCAATACAATATTAAATGTAGATGTTAAAAAGGTAGAACTAGCCCGGGCTAAGAAATTAGCCCGTCAAAAACAATCTCAAAAGCAAGAATTAATAGAGACTCGCCTGAGTAGTATGGAGACGGATATGAAAGATATAAAAGATCTGCTCACACTGCTCACCAAAAACTTATAAATAGCAGTAATGATTTTATAAGATTGGTATAACGTGTCTTCAAGACCTTTTAGATTTTCAAATTCTTTAGCCAATGATGGTGCGGTCAAAGAATTTCTGGTATCCGAAGAAGATTGGTTAGCCTATCGTGCGGGTCTATATCTAAGTAATATTACCACCACTGAAGCAAGTTCACTCACATCTGGTCAAACAGCGAACAGTGTGGACGTTGGTACGTACATTGATACCTTCTATGATGAGAATGCGGCGAGTGATCCACCTGTTACAAGAACACGAAACTATACAGTAGATGTTAGGTCCGTAGGTGGTGGTCATACCAATACATTTAGAAATCCCGTTGAGTTTCCACCGTTATGTTATGATGATGATACGATTATTATCAATGTCATCTTTGATACCGAAACTGCACCTACGGGCAATGGGTTTGAAGAACTTCAAGCCAGTTTAACGTTTAATACCAGTCCCGCTTATATTGTCACTAATGTCACTGCGACACCTGCCGCATCAAATATTAATGGTAATGTTGTCACCTGGGAGAAGTTTACCAATCCACGTTTAAAGGGTCAGTTCACCGCAACATATGAGATATCATTTACTCAGAACGTTGGCCTCTTTCAAGCGACTCTTGATGTATCATCACAAGATTCTGAAAACACACCCGCACAGGTAAGTTCTTCTTTTGTTGGAACAACACGGGTAGAAGATAGAAATGCGCCTGGCGCAAGCACCATATCTCATCCGCTATACCAAAACAACAATCAAATACCTCTTCAGACAAGTAGTGAGAAAAGAAATCCAGTTTATTTTGATCGTGTGAGAAACGGTCTGAAAGAAATGAATGATAATGAACTAGAAGTGATGTGCGCACGAGTCATTTCTAACATTATGCAGAATGAAAGACCTGGTACGTACAGACTCTCCAACGAAGCGCCTAGTGCTGACTACACAGCCTATCTTGAAAACATCTTTACTGATACTCGGTCAGACGGTACTGCGATAACATACAGCATATACATCAAGACTTCAGATATAGTACCGACAGAAATAAGACCACTTGCAATCAAACGCAAGAACGATAATGTATTTGAAGCATTGCAAGAGATGACTGTACCTCAGATTGACTTCACTTTAGGTGAACGATCTAAAAAAGTCATTATGGACACGGGCATTGGTACCTATCAGTTAAGAAGCAGTGCGCAAGGTGCTCCCACAGATACTGGTGTATGGCAACCCAGAGGCAAAGCCGTTGACTCGCGATTAAATTATGACTTTGCGGGTGGCTATGAGGGTGATCGGACCGAAGAATTCCAATATGAGTCTGAATATCAGGCAACCTATATCGGCACTTATGTGGCTTCATATGAGGGCATTTATGTTAGTGAATATGAATCAGAGTATATCGCCTCTTATGTAGGTACATACACTACAGAGTATGAAGGTTCATATGTCGGTGAATACATTTCAGGATACACGGGTTCGTACATCTCCGAATATGTGTCTGTGTATGAGGCACTCTATACAACTTCATATGAAGGATCATATCTTGGTCAGTATGACGGCGCAATTGATGTAGAGTTTTTCTCTGACAAGTATGAAGGTTTACCTGTTGAGGAAGTCTATGAGCAACAATTCTATACGGGTACAGTGTATGATTCAACCTATACAACCACCTATGATTCCAGTTATACAACTGGATACGAGTCTACTTATGAAGGAATTTACACAGGTCAAATAGAAGAGACCTATGAAGGATTCTATGAAGGCGATATTGCTGAACAATATATTGCCACTTACGTCGGACAAGTTGAAGAGTCTTACGCAACGACATATACTGGTCAAGTGCCTGAACAATATACCACACGATATGCTGGACAGATTGCTGAAGATTATGTGGGTGCATACACCGGTCAAGTCATAGAAGACTATACCACGTCTTATGTTGGCCAAGTACCCGAACAGTATGAAACTGCTTACACCGGTGGTGTTCCTGAACAATATGTCGGTGCATACACTGGTCAAGTCATAGAAGACTATACCACTGCTTACGTGGGTCAAGTGCCAGAACAATATGAAACAGCATATACAGGTCAAGTGCCTGAGCAATATGTCGGTGCATACACAGGTCAAGTGCCTGAGCAATATGTAGGAGCGTACACTGGTCAAGTACCCGAACAGTACGTCGGTGCTTATGTTGGTCAGGTAGAGGAAGATTATACAACTGCTTATGTTGGTCAAGTGCCTGAGCAATATGTTGGCGCATACATCGGTCAAGTACCCGAACAATACACAACAGGTTACACGGGTCAAGTACCCGAAGATTATGTTGGCGCATACATCGGTCAAGTACCCGAGCAATATGTTGGGGCATACTCTGGACAGATACCCGAAGATTATGTCGGCTCTTATATCGGTCAGATACCCGAAGATTATGTTGGTGCATATCAAGGTGAAATACCCGAAGATTATGTTGGATCATATGTTGGTCAGATAGCAGAACAATATGCGACATCTTACGTAGGTCAAGTACCCGAGGATTATATTGGCGCTTATGTCGGTCAGATAGAAGAAGATTATGTTGGCGCTTATGTCGGTCAGATAGAAGAAGATTATGTTGGCGCTTACGTTGGTCAGATAGCAGAACAATATACGACTGGATACACGGGTCAAGTACCCGAAGATTATGTTGGCGCATATACTGGTCAAGTTCCTGAAGATTATGTAGGCGCATATGTCGGTCAAATAGCAGAACAATATGCAACATCTTACGTTGGTCAAATAGCCGAAGATTATGTTGGTGCATATACTGGTCAAGTACCCGAGCAATATGTAACATCTTATGTCGGTCAAGTGCCCGAAGATTATGTCGGTGCTTATGTCGGTCAAGTACCCGAACAGTATGAAACTGCTTACACCGGTGGTGTTCCTGAACAATATGTTGGTGCATATACAGGTCAAGTACCAGAACAATATGTTGGCGCTTACGTTGGACAAGTGCCCGAGCAATACACAACGTCTTATGTTGGTCAGGTAGAGGAATATTACACAACTGCTTACGTTGGACAAGTGCCCGAGCAATATGTGGGTGCATACATTGGTCAAATAGCAAAACAATATGTAACATCATATGTCGGTCAAGTACCCGAAGATTATGTCGGTGCTTATGTTGGTCAAGTGCCAGAACAATATGTTGGTGCTTACGTCGGTCAAATAGAAGAGTTTTACACAACAGGTTACACGGGTCAAGTACCCGAAGATTATGTTGGCGCATATACTGGCCAAGTTCCTGAAGATTATGTAGGCGCATATGTCGGTCAGATTCCTGAGCAATACACAACGTCTTATGTTGGTCAGATTCCTGAGCAATATATTGGCGCTTATGTTGGACAGATAGAGGAAGATTACACAACATCATATGTCGGTCAAGTGCCCGAAGATTATGTCGGTGCTTATGTTGGTCAGATTCCTGAGCAATACACAACAGCATATGTTGGTCAAGTACCCGAACAATACACAACGTCTTATGTTGGTCAGGTAGAAGAAGTTTATGGTGCTGAGTACATTGGTCAAGTTCCTGAAGATTATGTTGGCTCTTACATAGGTCAAGTACCAGAAAACTACTTGGCTCAATATGAAGGTCAAATATCTAAACCATATTCAGCAGAATATACCGGTCAAGTACCCGAAACTTACTTTGGAACTTACTCAAGAAACTTTGAAGGCACTTATAGCCGAAACTTTGAAGGCACTTATGGCGGTCAGTACTCACGAGACTTTGTAGGGCAGTATTCAAGAAACTTTGAAGGCAATTATATTGGTCAATACGCTAGAGACTTTGTAGGGCAGTATTCAAGAAACTTTGAAGGCAATTATATTGGTCAATATGCTAGAAACTTTGCAGGCACTTTTAGTCGAAACTTTGAAGGCACCTACATCGGACAGTATTCACGATTGTTTGCGGGGCAGTATGCACGAAACTTTGAAGGCAATTATATAGGGCAGTATTCTCGAAACTTTGCAGGCGTATATTCAAGAAACTTTGAAGGAAGTTATGTTGGTCAGTATAGTAGAAACTTTGCAGGCACTTATAGTCGAAACTTTGAAGGTACCTATGGTGGTCAATACTCACGAGACTTTGTTGGTCAATACGCACGAGCCTTTATTGGTCAATACACGGGCACATACGCACGAAACTTTGAAGGAAGTTATTCTCGGGCCTTTGAAGGCAATTATATAGGCACATACTCGCGAAACTTTGCGGGTAACTATCTAAACAACTTCGCTGGTCAGTATACTGGTGCGTATAGTAGAAACTTTCTAGGCAACTACGCACGAAACTTTGAAGGAAGTTATGTTGGTCAGTATAGTAGAAACTTTGCGGGTAACTATGCCAGAAACTTTGCGGGTACATATACTGGTACCTATTCCCGAAACTTTCTTGGTAATTATGCCAGAAACTTTTCTGGTCAATACACTGGGACATACTCTCGAAACTTTCTTGGTAACTACTCACGAAACTTTGCTGGACAATACACTGGCACATACTCCCGAAACTTTCTTGGTAATTATGCCAGAAACTTTTCTGGTCAATACACTGGCACATACTCTCGAAACTTTCTAGGCAACTACGCACGAAACTTCGCTGGTCAGTATACCGGCAATTATGCCAGAAACTTTGCTGGTCAATACGCGCGAGAGTTTTTGGGTAATTATCTTGGTAACTATGCCCGAAACTTTACTGGTTTCTATGCTCGAACCTTTCTAGGCGCTTATGTGGGCAACTACTCACGAAACTTTGCTGGTAACTATGCCAGAAACTTTACTGGTCAATATACGGGCAACTACGCAGGAAACTTTACTGGTAACTATGCCAGAAACTTTGCTGGTCAGTATACTGGTAACTATGCCAGAAACTTTTTAGGTAACTATGCCAGAAACTTCGCTGGACAATACACCGGTAACTACGCTAGAAACTTTTTAGGCAACTACGCTCGAAACTTTGCGGGTCAATATACTGGTCAGTATAGTAGAAACTTTTCTGGACAATATACTGGTCAGTATAGTAGAAATATTACTAACAACAATACGCCTGCAGGCAGTGCTACAATAACTATCGGCTTGACCCCCAACCCTTATGTGTCCGATGAATATGGTTATATGTTCGGTGGCGGCTCTGGATCTATTAGTCCATCATCGTTTTCGTTTGGTATTCCATCTGTCACCATGTATAATTTTAGTAAATTTGTACCAATCGGCGCGCCGCAGAACCTGCCCATAATCAGGGTATCGGCGGGGGGTACTCACCCTCAGTTCACCTTTACTCGTGTTCAGATAGTAGGTGCAAGTGGTACTCATCCGACAGGACCTTACTCAAGCCCCACAAAGAACTTATATACTTCTCCCAGTTTTGGTAGTGGACCCGCCGGCGGTTATTTTGTGAGTACCCCACCCTTCGGGCCCAGCCCTCTGACCAATTGGACGTGGTCAGTGCCGTACCCATTCGGAGGTTGGACTGACAGTTTTGATAACCCCGTAGGAACATCATTTGGTATCAATTTCTTTGCACAGTCAACTACGAGCCAAAACTTTTCTGGACAATATACTGGTCAGTATAGTAGAAACTTTTCTGGTCAATACACCGGTAACTACGCTAGAAACTTTGCGGGTAATTATGCCAGAAACTTTGCTGGTCAGTATACCGGTAACTACGCCAGAAACTTTGCGGGTAATTATGCCAGAAACTTCGCCGGTCAGTATACCGGCAACTATGCCAGAAACTTTGCAGGTAACTATGCCAGAAACTTTGCGGGTACATATGCTGGTAACTATGCTCGAAACTTCTTAGGTAACTATGCCAGAAACTTCGCTGGCGCTTACGTTGGCGGCTATGCCAGATTCTTTCTTGGTCAGTATAGTAGAAACTTTGCTGGTAATTATCTTGGCGCATACACCCGAAACTTTACTGGTAACTATTCTCGTCAGTTTGCTGGTCAATACACCGGTAACTACGCTAGAAACTTTGCAGGTAACTATTTAAACAATTTTGCTGGTCAATATACTGGTCAGTATAGTAGAAACTTTGCGGGTAATTATTTAAACAATTTTGCGGGACAATATACTGGCAACTACGCACGAAACTTTGCGGGTAACTATCTAAACAACTTTGCTGGTCAATATACTGGTCAGTATAGTAGAAACTTTGCGGGTAACTATCTAAACAACTTTTCTGGTCAATACACCGGTAACTACGCTAGAAACTTTCTTGGTAATTATGCCAGAAACTTTCAAGGCACTTATATTGGTCAGTATAGTAGAAACTTTGCGGGTAACTATGCAAGACAGTTTTTTGGTCAATACACCGGCAACTACGCACGAAACTTTCTAGGCAACTATTTAAACAACTTTTCTGGTTCATATTTAGGTTCGTATTCAAGAGTCTTCATAGGACAGTATTCAAACAACTTTGCTGGACAATATACTGGTGCGTATAGTAGAAACTTTGCAGGTACGTATAGTAGGCAGTTCGGTGGTAATTACATTGGTCAATACTCTCGAAACTTTGTAGGACAGTATGCACGAAACTTTGAAGGCACTTATACTGGTCAATACGCACGAGATTTTACAGGTGAATATGCACGAAACTTTGAAGGCACTTATACTGGACAATACGCACGAAACTTCACTGGTAACTATTCAAGAAACTTTGAAGGTTCGTATACGGGTCAATATGTTAGAGACTTTGTAGGACAGTATTCAAGAAACTTTGAAGGCACTTATACTGGTCAATACGCCCGAAACTTCACTGGTACGTATACACGAAACTTTGAAGGCACTTATACTGGACAATACGCACGAAACTTCACTGGTACGTATAGTAGGCAGTTCGGTGGTAATTACATTGGTCAATACTCTCGAAACTTTGTTGGTCAGTATTCACGCGACTTCATTGGTGGCTATGAGGGCTTTTATGAAAGAACTCAATCTATTACTTACGTTGGAGAATACGAACGACAAGAGAGTGTTGTTTACCAGGGCTTGTATGAACGTCAACAAGACATTACATACCAAGGGCTTTACGAAAGAAGTCAGACCATAGGATATCAAGGCTTATATGAACGCCAACAGGATATTACCTATGAAGGCTTGTATGAACGTCAACAGGACATCACATACGAAGGTCTCTACGAACGCCAGCAGGATATTACATACACTGGACTCTATGAACGTCAACAGGATATTACATACACGGGCTTCTACGAACGTCAACAAGATGCTACCTATGAGGGCTTGTACGAACGTCAACAGGATATCACATACGAAGGTCTTTACGAACGCCAGCAAGATATTACCTACACTGGATTGTATGAGCGAACTCAAGAGATCACTTATACTGGACTTTACGAAAGAACTCAAGGTATAACGTACACGGGATTTTATGAAAGACAGCAGGATCTAACGTATGAAGGTCTTTATGAACGCCAGCAGGATATCACATACACTGGATTGTATGAGCGCCAGCAGGATATTACTTATGAAGGCTTGTACGAACGCCAGCAAGATATCACATATGAAGGTCTCTATGAGAGACAACAAGATATCACCTACTCGGGCTTATACGAACGCCAGCAGGATATCACTTACGAGGGTCTTTATGAACGTCAACAGGACATCACTTATGAAGGCGCTTACGAAAGAACACAGGAAATAACTTACGAAGGTATCTACGGTCGTACTCAAAACATAACTTATGAAGGTTTGTACGAACGCCAGCAGGATATTACTTATGAAGGCTTGTATGAACGTCAACAGGATATCACTTATGAAGGCGCTTACGAACGAACAGAAGAGATAACGTACACCGGCTTGTACGAAAGACAACAAGACATAACTTATGAAGGTTTGTACGAACGTCAACAGGACATCACATACGTTGGATTATACGAACGAACAGAAGAGATAACGTACACAGGTCTGTATGAAAGAACTCAAGGTATAACCTACGAAGGTTTCTATGAACGTCAACAAGACATTACATACACTGGCTTGTACGAACGTCAGCAAGATATTACCTATCAAGGTTTCTATGAGCGGCAACAAGACACTACGTACACCGGATTATATGAGCGGCAACAAGACATTACTTATGAGGGTCTCTATGAGAGACAACAAGATATCACATACACTGGTTTGTATGAACGCCAGCAGGATATAACTTACACTGGATTATACGAACGCCAGCAGGATATAACTTACACTGGATTATACGAAAGAAGTGAAGAAGTTACCTATGAGGGTCTCTATGAGAGACAACAAGATATCACATACACTGGTTTGTATGAACGAACTCAAGGTATAACGTATGAAGGCCTTTATGAGAGACAGCAGAACATAACGTATGAAGGTCTCTATGAAAGACAACAAGATATCACCTACACAGGTGCTTATGAAAGAACCGAAGAAATAACCTATGAAGGCTTATATGAAAGAACCGAAGAGATAACCTATGAAGGTTTGTATGAGCGAACTCAAGAGATCACTTATGAGGGTCTGTATGGTCGTACTCAAAACATAACTTACGAGGGTCTTTATGAACGACAGCAAGACATCACTTACTCTGGTGCTTACGAAAGAACGCAGGAAATAACTTACGAAGGTATCTACGGTCGTACTCAAAACATAACTTACGAGGGTCTTTATGAACGACAGCAGGATATCACCTACTCAGGTGCTTACGAAAGAACTCAAGAGATCACATACACTGGTCTCTATGAGCGACAGCAGGATATTACTTATGAAGGCTTGTACGAACGAACCGAAGGGATAACGTACACTGGATTTTATGAGCGATCACAGGACACTACTTACGAAGGCTTGTACACTCGTGAATCGCCTGAAGAATACACTGGATTTTATGAGAGAGAATCTATAGAATCTTATGACGGTGAGATTTATGAGACGACATATACCAGTGACTACTCTTCAGCATATACCTCTGAGTATGAGTCATCATATCTCGGAACATATACTGGCTTTTATATACCGTCATATCAATCCACTTATGTAGGAATATATGTTGCAACTTACGATGCAATAGGTTATACTGGTAGTTATGAGACAACTTACACAGGTCTCTATGATGCGGCATATGATTCTGAGTATGAAGCACTGTATGAATCGGCTTATGTGGGTGAGTACGGTGGTGATATTATTACAGCCAACTATGATGGGGCATCATATGATGGTGCGGGTTACACTAGTGTCTATGATTCTGGTTACAGTGGAATATTTGAAGGCGCGCCTGGCGCAGGCGGTAATAATCTCAATCCTCTTGATAAAGAACTGCCTTACGAGGGTGCTATATACACTAGTACATACAGCGGTACTGAGTTTTATTCTGGTGTATACGGCGATAGAGACAATCTGTTACAGCCGCCCGTGACTTACGAGATATGGACTCTCTGGTGTAGAGTCGCTTAATGAGGAAGATCAATGAATCACTATTATTACCAAGACAATGCGTTTTGGACCAATGATACAAAGACCGCTCTTAAATGCATTAGAGTCAGTAGACTAGAGAACGGCAAAGAAAAAACTGAAGTATTAACCAGCGAACAAGGCGATGGTATTTGGGATTCTATCATTAGTGAATTAACCATTCCTGGTATTGATGCATCAAGTGAAAAGCGAAGACAAGAGAAAGAGAATAGTCGTGCCACTCAAATCGTTCGGGACGAGCAACAAAAGCAAGCCAAAAAACTAGAATCGTTATTTGACCTCAAGATAAAAGCGTTTGAGATAGAAGCAATTAAGAATTGTGAGAACAGAAAACTCCGTTCTAAATTACGCCGAGCAGAAAATGAAGTTGAAATGAATGCCCTTGCGACTTTAATTATTGCTATTGATATGGGCATATTGGAAGATCCAGATGTCTGAAGGTTATGTTGTTGTAGCGTCAACCAAAAAACTGTTTTACGATATGGCAATCAATCTGATTGATTCTATCAAAGATTTTCATCCTGACGCTCAGTGCGCACTCTTTACTGAAGAAAGATTTCTTGATGGTAAAGAAAAAATAGTGGATCATCTGGGCTTCATTGAAGATCATAAGCGTTCCAAACTCAAAGGTATGGCAATGAGTCCATACGACAAGACGTTTTATATTGATGCCGACTGTGAAGTTGAGCATGAAGACATTGCAAAAGTTTTTGATGAATTGAAAGACAATGATTTAGTTTTTACCGGCTTGCCCGAAGACCGACACTATTGTTATGCAGAGGTATTTTTTGAGGGGGCGCGAAAGCCTGATGGAAAACCCGGCGGCTTTGATCTGTGTGGTGGTGTGTGTTTGTATGATATGACTAACCCGCTTGTACGAGAATTTATGAAAGAGTGGTATGAACTGACCGTAGAACAATATGCGGGCAGATGGTGGCCGACGAAAGCAGACGGCACTGAAGATCTAGAGAATTATCCACAATCATTCAAACGATGGGATCAATTCTCACTCTGGTGGTTGGTCAACAAAGTACCCAAGTACAAAGATCTCAAGGTAAGTATTTTTGAAGACGATGCGAGATGGAATTATTTCAATGGATACTTGTATAAGCACAACCAAGATCCAGTTGTCATAAGGCACTACTCTAATATACAAATGAAAAGAGACCAATGAATCATAGTTTCAGAAAAGGAATGCAAGACATTCCGCTCAATAATTATGCTTTAAGCAAACTCAAAGAAGTAGAGTGGTTAATAACAGATGACAACTATCTAGTAACAGAACCTACTTGTTGGAATCAGAGACACGAACAAGAACGGTTTACTTCTGACGAAGAATTGTTTAAAATAATGGAGATGGGACGAGGTCATGACGGCTTTCCCGAAGCCATTTATGGTTACTCCATGACAAACAATTTAAAGTTTAAACCCGACAGCACTAGTGCACAAAAGGCAGAGTTTGGCAAGCGTGTTCAGAGTATGATGAGCAATATCATGCTTTCTTTTAACTTCAAGACCAACGCTTTGTTCACTGTCTATCCTCCTGGTGGATATATCTCGTGGCATAACAACGCAAACGCACCCGCATACAATTTTATATTTACATGGTCTGAGACTGGCGATGGTTGGTTCAAGTATTGGGACATGGAGAAGAAAGCGATTGTGACAATGCATGATACTCCGGGATGGCAATGCAAGGCAGGTTTCTTTGGTGCCTATTCACATGGTGAAGAGCATTTGTTTTATCATGCCGCATCAACAAATTGCACGAGAATGACCGTTGCCTTCACACTTTCCCGCGATGAAACATCGTTAAATTGGCAAGATGACATCATTGAAGAGATAAGTTCTTATAAATAAAACCATAGTAATATGGAAATTATAAGACATGGCACACTATGAAGATCTAACGATAGATCAAGGCACAGATGTTGCAATAGAAATCTACTTGGTTAATCCAGACGGCACTAAGAAAGACCTCACTGCACACACCGCTGCCGCTTCCATGGCTACCAGGTATGATGCGCCAGCGGGTGAAAAGATCGCCTTCACTGCCGCGATAGGATCACCCGCAACAGATGGCATAGTAAATCTATCACTTACCAATACAGAATCTCAGGCATTAAATCCTAAAAAACGTTATGTATATGATGTAGAAATATCTGTGGGCTCCGATCCAGTAGTTGTGGAGAGAGTTCTACAGGGGAAAATAACCGTTTCTCCTTCTGTCACTGAGTAACGTATGACAGATATCCGTGTTGATAAGATACTTGTAGGTTCACCTAGTTATAAAGTTTTAGTTGGTGAAACAACCAAAGTAGAAAAAATTGTTGTAGGTGTTCCTTTATCCACAATAACAATTGGTCCTTATGTTGATATTGATAACATAGTAGGGCTAGACACTTCGGGTGCGACCGACGGTGGAGTTATTACTTATGACTCCGATGCTGGTGGGTATATTGTTACTGACAGTCCTGTTCTAGAGGTAGATGGCAAGACATATCCTAGTGATAGTGATCATACAAACATTCTTATCCGAAGATCAGGCACTCAAGGTGAGCCTGTCATTCTTCAGCAAGGCGAGATAGCATATTCTTACCTTGTTGACAATGCGACTGATGGTTTTGGTAATGGTGGTGATAGATTATATATCGCCACAGGTGCCAACAATGACAGCGGTTACTCTACCAATATAGAAACAATTGGTGGTAAATACTTTACAGATCTGCTGAATCATCAACAGGGTACTTTGACAGCAAACAGTGCACTGATTACAGACGCAAACAAAACCCTTGATCAGATTCTAGCAGATAGTGCCACGTTTGTCAACATGCGGGCATCAGGCGCAGTTTATACACCTGAAATTATTTTAACACAATCGTTTATCACCTCTGACTCAGCAATGCTTCGTGACGGCACGGGTGCGCCTTATCTCACTTGGTCCGACGGACTGAGCGGGCAACTAGCCAAAGGGTTAGCAGGATATTACGACGGCAAGCAAGCATTTTATTCAGACTCCGCAAATAATCCCATTACGGATTCTGATCATATTGGTATTACTGCACCCAACTTTGTAAAAACACTAGGATGGCTGGAAGGTAAGAGCCTTTATATAAATGAAAATGCAATCATCACCGGTAATTTAACAGTTAATGGTGACCAAACGAATCTTAATACCGGTAAAGTATTAATAACTGATAAAAGAATTATCCTTGCCAACAATATACCAACAGCACGAGACGCTGATCAAAGTGGTATTGCATTAGGAGATTCAAACACACCTATTGCCACAATCACTTACGTCAATAACGGTATAGACTCAGCGAGTTGGACGTTTGATCCTGGCATTATAGCGCCGTTTATTAAAGTAGAGAACTTAGAGTTCGCAGTCATTGACTGTGGAAAATACGCATAAATAAAGAATAATATTTCAGAAGAACCCTGATATGGCAGCACGTAAAAAAATATTATTGCCTAGAAGCGATATTCCTAACCGAGCACCGACGGTCAACGAGATTGATTACGGTGAAATTGCTATCAATACGCATGATGGCAAGGCGTTTATCAAGCGCGATCAAAACGGTGAGGTAACAATAGAATCAATCGGTTCTGAACAGGTTGAGAATGTTTATTACGTCTCTAAATCAGGAGTTTACGGTAACGACGGTCGATCATTGATGAACTCAATGAAGACACTAGACTCGGCTGTTGCCACTGTGTTGACCAAGCAAGGCTTTAAGTTTGATAAAATTACGTGTGAACGTGACACGCAGTTAATCATGGACGCTGTCCGTTATGACATGGTATTAGAAACAAACTTTAACTCTGTTAATGCTGGACTCGCATATAAAAGAGGCAACGCCGGCAAAGTAACAACTGAACAGAAGTATCAGACTCGCCGAGCAATCAATGAAGAACGTGTTGGCATGTTATCAGCGCCTCTGGTGGCATCAAATCCAACTGCAACAGCACGAGTAGGTGCAGGCTTTACAGAACTTATTGACATTTTCTATGACGGTGAGCCTGATGATTATTACTTTACAAATCCACCTATAGAGTCACAGACAGACGCAAACAATGCATCACAAATTCTTCAAGAGAACAGAGCGGCGATTCAAGATGCTGTACTGTCCTATCTGAACAATGCCAATCTAGATCCTTATGACTCTGCTAAATGCGAAAGAGATATAGGATTGATTCTTGATGCAGTCGTGGATGATCTGATAACAACGTCTGACTATAGAACTATTACTGCCGCAAATGCATATCTTCGTGCAAACTCTGCCTATGTGTTGAGTGATCAGTTTGAAATGACTGTGGCGGCATTAGAGTTTGCGAAGGGTCAAGTACAGTCTCTTGTTGGTGTACCAAGTGATGCGCTTATTGCTACGTTCTTTGATCGGGTAATTAATGTTGTCAATGGAACAACGACAACTTATCCTGCTCCAACATATCCTACGACTGGTACTGCTACGTATCAAACGGCTGATAGAATTACGGCAAGTGCGGCACTGATAACAAATCGTGCGACTCTTGTATCAGACACTACGGCATATATTACTGCCAACTATCCTACTTTAGACTACGACTCAGCGGCATGTGAAAGAGACGTTGGTTATATTATAGATGCTTTAGCGCACGATGTCAAGTACGGTGGTAATGGTGGAACACGAGTAAACGCAGAGGCTTACTTTGTTGGCACAGAGTCACAGTTAGGCTTTGGTGAAGGCACTGCCACAATTGCGGCTTATAATGATCTAAAAACACGAATTAATGTTGTTGTTACTACCGCACCTGAGCAAACTGATATCGGTGCTCTGATAGACGAAATCACGGGTGTTATTACTGCGGGTGATCTGACTGGTTTGTCGGCACCTGTTGCGATTGATCTAGATGGTTATCTCAGTGGTGTTCTCAGCGAAAGAACGATAATTCTAACCAACAAGTCTACGATTGAAGATGATACAATTGAGTATGTGGATGATAACTGGGCAATCAAGAACACTAATATCAAGTCATACGATGCTGGTAAGTGTTCACGAGATGTAGGTATTATTCTCGATGCCGTCCGAAGAGACTTTATTTTAGGAACAGACTACTGGACGATTACCGCAGGTAACTCATATCTTCGTGCGAATACAGCATACTTGAAATCTGAACAGAATTATGCTACTATTGAAGCAGTAAAGTTCGCAAGAGACACTGTTAAGACACTACAGAATGGAATCCCAGCAACCAATGTTTTCAGTTCAGTTCAGCAGACCACACTTGATACTTTATTTGAGCGTGTTATTGATGTTATTGACGGCACAGTTACCACTCCAATTACAGCGATCACGTATCCAACAGCAGGCGATTATGCATCGGTGGCAGGTAGAGCCACGCAATCAGCAAATATTATAACATCAAGAACTACTCTTGTCAACAACTTAACGTCATTTGTTTCAACTACGTATCCTACATTTACTTACGACCAAGCGGCATGTGAGGCAGACACAGGCTTTATCATTGACGGCTTGGTGGCAGACTTACTGTACGGTGGTAACACAGCAACAAGACAGGCGGCATTTGCTTATTATGTCGGTGCTGTATCTCAGTTAGGTGCTGGCGAAGAGAAAGTAACGATTGCGGCATACAACAATTTGGCTACAGACATCAAAGCCCTCGTTGGTGTCACCGAAGATGCTCGGGTAGATGAACTCATAGCAATCATCACCACGGTGATTGAAGAAGGTGACACGTCCAGTCTTCTTCTCAATGAAGTAGAAATAACAACAACAGGGTTGACAACTACCGAATATGATGTTATACTAAGTGAAACGCCTGATATACAGACTGCTACACTTGCATTCGTAGATAAAACATTCATACCAGAACTACCAGATTACGATCAAGTTAAATGTTATCGTGACGTAGGTCTCATCCTAGATGCTGTAAAACGAGATCTGATTACAGGATCTACTTACAACACCATCACTGCGGGTTTCTCATATCTTCGTGCCAATGCGTCTTATGTCCAATCGGATCAGTTAGAAAAGACGCTTAAAGGTATTAATTATGCCCGAGATGAAGTCAAGAAACTAGTTGGTGCGTCCGATGCAAGTATCGATATATTGTTTGCACGAGTCACCGATGTTCTCAATGGAATTGTAACCACTTACGAAACACCAACTTATACTGCTCCTGGTGGTACTCACGACGGTTCACTAGGCGGAGACAGGATTACTGCGGTATCAAATCTTCAAACCAATCGATCGGCTGCTGTAACCGCTCTTATTGATTATATTGATCTAGAATATCCTGCACTTGAGTATGACACAAATAAATGTAAGCGAGACGCAGGTTATATTATTGACGCCATATGTCACGATCTTCTTTATAGTGGTAACACTGCCGCAAGACAGAACGCCGCTTCATACTACGTAGGCAGTGTAAGTCAATTAGGTCCATTTGAAACAACAGCAACAGTTGCTGGTTACGAACAATTTAAAAGCATACTGTCAACTTACACCACTGGTCTTGACACTACAATCATTACCGAAATTCAAGCATCGCTTGACATTATTATTGATGTAATTGAAGATGGTAATTTAGACAATCTTCCAGCGGAAGTAGAAATATCAACCGCAGGGTTGACAAGTACAGATTTTGATGCTATAACAACCGCAACATTACAGATTCAAGATGATACAATATTATTCATCAATGATTTATTTTTTAATCCTGCATACGATCAAGCAAAATGTGCGAGAGATATTGGTCTCATTGTAGATGCATTATCACTCTTCATTATTGCAGGAAGCGAAGCACCAGATCGTTTCGTTGCATTGTCGTACCGACGACCTAGTGCACAAAATGTTTATTTGAAACAAAGGGCTGCAACACTGGCGGCAGTTAACTATGCAGAAGATTTATTAAAGACTGCATTGACCAATGGCGGTGGTGATCCACTCAAAACAAATGACCCGTTCGATAGAATTCGTGAAGGAATCAACGCAGGAGTATACACTTCTGGTGTAGATCGTGCTTGGGTTAACCCGAATACTTCATTGTACACCGGTACTGTCGGTGGTGTAGACAGTACGGGTTCTACCGCTAACACGATTGCGGCACAGAACACACTGAATCTGCAAAACAATGCCTATGCTGATGCCGTCATAAACTATGTTAACAATACATTAGGCATTACCTCGTTTGATAATACCATATGTAAAGAAGATTTGATCATTCTTTTGCAAGCACTTGCATATGATGTAGATACCGGCACGAACTGGTGTATTCGCCAATTTGCTGAGAGTTATTTTACGGGTGTTGTCAATGCTTTAGGCAATGATAGTGCCGAAATAGAAGCAACCATTGCCGCATATGAATATCTGAAAACTTATCTTACGACTAATCTACCTCTTGATGCTAACCTAGCCCAAGGCACAGATCAAACAGCATCCATTCTTGCGTACATCACGGGCGAAATTGATATTGTAATTGACGCAATCAAAGCAGACACCACACAAAACATGCCGGCATTGGTATTGCCTTCAACAATAGGTGAGGATGCTACTGACATAGCAGGCTTTAATGCAGTTCAAACAGCAAAGACTCAAACGCAAAATGCAGTCATTGATTTCGTTAATGATTCTAATCCAGTGGATGCTTTTGATGATGAAAAATGTGCACGAGACTCTCTCTTAATTATTGATGCGATTTGTCTTGACATCCAGAACCAAACCAATTATAATAGCATTACTGCTGGTTTAGCCTATCAAAGAGGCAATGCAAATAAAGTCCAAAGTGACCAGTTAAAATACACCATCCTTGCGATCAACTATCTTCGTGATCTTATTAACGGCACGCCTAGCATTGATTCTACCACAAAGACTTATGTGACCGCTCGGACTCTAGAGATTACTGATCTGCTGACTCAAAGCACCGAGTATGGTAAAGTAGATGGTGATCCAATATCATATAACACGACCAATGTTGTTCTTGATAAAGTCAATGCTGCCAATGCACTTCGTGCCAACAGGCGTCAACTTCAGAAGCAAATCACCACTTGGATCCAAGTCAACTACGACACCTTTGAATATGATCCCGATGCGTGTGAACGGGATATTGGTTATATTGTTGATGGACTTGTTCATGATATTCTATATGATGGACAATATGCTGCCGAAACTATAGCCCGATCTTACTGGGTTGAGACAGATCTTAACATAGAAAACAATCCAAATCAAAGCGAGAATCTGGACGGTGTTGCTGACACTTATAAGAATCAATTAGGTCAGAACGAAGTAGTAACCACTGCCGCGGCATATGCGCAACTTAAGGCTTTCATCAATCAAATCGTGACGACTACTACCGAGCAAAGCGCTATTGGCAATCTGATGGACATCATTATTGATTCTATTACTGCGAGTGATAACACAGCGATTCCATCAACACCAATCTCATTTTTAAACGATCCGTTGTTGATTCAGGCGCAGAAAACAATCTACAAAGATCAGACAGTTCTTTATGCGAATCAGATATTCCCCGCATATACTTACAATCAATCTAAGTGTAGACGTGACGTTGGATTTATTCTTGACGCACTGACATATGATATCAAGTATGGTGGTAACAGTGCTACGTCCATTGCGATGAGATCTTACTTCTCTATATTCAACAATGGATATGGTGATCTGTTAGGTCAGAATGAATTCACAATGACCATTAAAGCATATAGACATCTGAAGAGAAACATTCTCAAGAATTACTTTGAGACTCTGGACGCAGGCATTGAAACTACGAAGAACAATCTGCTTGATATTATTCTCAAAGCAATCATTCAAACAAATCAAGGCACATTTACACTAGGCAATTTCTTTGGTGCTGACAGATCTTTAGACTTGTATCAGTACAACTATCCTACAGGATTGGCAGTTGGATATGATTCACAAACATTCCCAGATCTGATTGCTTTGGGTCATAAAGTGACATACAATGCTTTGTATCTAGCCCACCAAGAATTCAACGTTGGTGCGAGTGAAAGACTTACGATTGTCCGAGCGACAAATGCTGTCGCAAATAACCAAGGGACAGACACGACGATCTTCTTGAAGTCTGGTGATTATGTTATCAATAACCCGATTAAACTACCACCCAAGACTGCGATTATTGGTGATGCACTCAGAACAACAACCATTCGTCCTAAGAACGTTGATAGTGATATCTTCTGGGCAGACAATGGTGTATACATCAAAGAGATTACCTTCCGTGATCATCAGGATGGTGCCGCTGTTCTCGCATTTGATCCTCGTGTTGATTCGCCCGGAGCAGGACCATTTATTACACAGTCACCTTATGTACAGAACTGTACGTCTTTGACTTCATCTGGTATTGGTTTACGAATTGATGGAAGCAAAGTGTCTGGTCTCCGAAGTATGGTACTAGACGCATTTACACAGTTCAACGCTGGTGGTACAGGTGTGTATCTCCTAAACCGTGGATACTCACAGTTAGTATCATTGTTTACAGTATCAACAACCACCTCAGTTTTGGCTGAGACTGGCGGTCAATGCTCACTCACAAACTCAAACTCATCGTTCGGTGAACGTGGTCTTGTTGCTACAGGTGGATCACCATCACTTTACAACGGCGATCTTCACGCAAACTATATTCAGAACGACGACTTCATTCGGGTCAACGGAGTTATCACACAAGACTCGGCAGACTACACGTTGAATCTCGGTGATTACAAGAAGCCTAACTACAATGATGCTATCAAATTTGACTCGGATAACTTCTATTATACAATTCTCAATGTATCAGATGAGATTACTCAGGACTGGGGAACAACTGGAAACACCACCGAATCAACCACACTGAAACAAACAAACACAGTTAATCTTACTAAGTATGGTTCAAGTGTTCACATGAGTTCAAACGATCTCTATGCCGCAGTGGGTCAAAGTGCAACATTGCCGGGCGAACTGGCGGCTGTTGAGATTCGCAAATCAGACATTGTAGGCGGTATACCACAGTGGGACTTTGTACAAACAATTAATCCTGCGGTTGCATTTGGCACAAACACAACATCCGACATTGACTTTGGATACGAAACACGACTGAACGAAGACGGATCTTATCTGGCAGTCAGTGCACCTAGTCAAAAGAATGTAGACGGAAGTGGTGGTGCGCAGAACAACGGTGCGATCTACATGTTCAGAAGAAGTGGTGAATCTTGGACACAAGATTCCATTGTTAATCTTGCTGAGGTTGCAGACCGATCACGATTCTTTGGTAGATCGTTTGACATGAGCGAGAGTGGATTATATCTTGCCGCTTCTACTGTGAACGATGTAAGTCCCGCAAGTGCTGGTGCTGTATACGTCTTCCAGAGAACTGCGCCGGCTTCATCATCTTGGTCACAGACTCAACGTATTACGATACCTGATGGTACGGGCGCAAACGCGGGTGAACCTGAAGTCACAATAAATGATGACGGTGCTGATCTTCTAATCCAATGGAAAAATTCACTCACCAATAAAATTTATTACTATCAGAAAAACATTGACAACGTATTCATTCTAGCACAGGTAATCATACCGCGGTCAAACGTTGGGGCTAACGGTAGAGATTCCAAGATTAGACTTGGAAAGAACACCACACACTTTGTCATGGGTGATAAGAATGCGCCTCGTGGTTACTTCACGAACATTCAAACTGACAGCGATCTTGGTGGTCAACTTCAATATGCAAGAAAACAGAAATTAGATCAGGCAACATTATCAGGTACTCTTTTGTCTACGACTGACGTTGATCGGTGGATAAATTTCACAACAGATTTTCCAACGAACACAGTAGTGACAATTGAAGGTGCTGGTGCAAACGATGGTGATTATACAATCACCGACAGAACATCTAACACACTGTCAGTCACGCCTGCATTTACACCGGGTGGTAACTTCACGGACGTCCAGGTGTATATTCAGAACACAGGTGTCAGTGAGTTCTTCTTGTTTGATGAAGGTCAGTGGGTAACAGAAGATATTATTGAAGCACCTTATGATGCTGTCAAAGACTTTGGATATGGATACGATGTTGATATCAACACACGAGGTGATCTTGTTGCTGTTGGTAACAATCCAAACGTCAACTCAATCAAGAACGAAGTCTCGGTTATTGAACGTGCCCGAAGTGACTGGAGAAGGATCTCTAGACTTGAACCATTGACTCCTGCAAATGCGGCATCAATAGGTAACGACGAATACGGTGGATCAGGACACTCAGTCGCCGTCGGCGGCACAGGTGATTATATTCTTATTGGTGCTCAAGATAGACGATCTGATCAAGGAGATGCAAACACACAATTTGGTGCATTTTTTGAATACTGGTCTATTCTAGATGAAACAGGATCATATGAGATAGAACTTGCGCCTGCATTGAACAGGAATTTGAAGTCACTTCAAAATGTAAGTTTCCATCAGAGATCATTGATTACCGCATCAGGTCATACATTTGAATATGTAGGATCCGGAACAAACATGTTCACGGCTATCCCACAAAACGGTGGTGTACCCAAGAAACAAAACGAAATACAATTTGACTCGGCAGATGCCGCCACACCAAACTTTGGTCTGGTATATTTTACTGCGACAGACGAACGTGGTGACTTTAGAATTGGTGAAGACTTAACAATTAACAGAGAACAGGGTAACATTACTGGTGTAACATTTGACAGATCATTGTTTGCAGTAATGACCCCATTCATATTAGCACTAGAGGGATAACATGGCAACTCCATTAAATGCGTTTAAAACTAAAGTCTGGACGTTGAGAGACTCAGCGGCAAGCCAGGGTAAGTTAATATATAACACACCTCCAGGCGTGACCGCTATTGTTTTAATGGCGCAGATATCTAACGTAGATTCTGACGGAGGAGGTACATCAAGATTCTCTTTTGTGCACAAAGATGTTGGCACTGGACAAGAAACACCACTGGTGAATAAGTTTCCGGTAAGGCAAAATGATGCGGCGACACCTCTGACAGGTAAATTAATTATTCAAGAGGGCAACCAAATATATGGATACTGTCATAAAAGGGTTACTCGGTCAGATGCTGGTGGTTCAGGAACAAATGACGCAGATGATACATTGAATTTAGTACTATCATTGTTAGAATCTTTGAACGCTTAAACGGAAGATACGATGTCGCAACTCACTACAATATCAGGTTACGTTCCACTTAGAGATAAATCCGAGTTAGATTCTGATCGTTATGAATTCATAACATTAGATCAGACAGAACCAAACGCGGGTTTACCTGATTCAGAAGGTGCACTCTTTATATCGGGTGTTGATGGGACTCGGAGTTTTACTACAGAGCCACGTCTTACTCAGTTATCGTTTAAGTCAGGATCTCTTGAACAGATTGATCCACCCAGCCAGCCTAGTTATTTTCTTGTCTTCAAGGAAGAGCCTGGTTCACAAGCAGGCATTGGATTAGATGACAGTGTTGCGTGGTCGCTGGGTGAGTTTGAAGAAGTAGATACTCTTCAAACTGTTACCGATCGTGGTAATGTCACTACACAGTCCATAACAATTGCTAACTTAGATGCTGACTCTGCGGTCTTTTCGGGCGGTGTAAGAATTGATGGTAACTTGTGGGTCAATGGTACTGAGACAATTATCAATTCAAGCACTCTTACGGTTGATGATAAGAATATTGTAATCGCTGAAGGTGCACCAGACGCGGCGACTGCGGACGGTGGTGGTCTCACATTAGACGGTGCAAATGCCACAATAACATATCAAGCATCAAGTGATCGCTGGAGACTCAACAAAGATCTTGAGTTAGACGGCACTGATAAGAAAATATATTTCGGTAACAACAATCTTACTTTCGTAGGCGAAAATGGTACAAGTGATAAGTTAAGTCTCAGTGGTGGCGGTACAGGCAATCCTACCGATACCGTCACGATTGATGCTGTAGGACAGGTTGGTATTGGAACAGACAATCCTTCGGTAGCACTTGACGTTCAAGGTAGTGCGAATGTATCTGCCAATCTTGATGTTGCAGGTCTAACTCAGTTAGACTCTACCACGATTGATGGTCTTCTAGAGTTAAAGGAAGTTCTTCCAAAAGATCCTACAGCAAAGATATTGTTTCGAAGACAATCAGATGGTGTCATTCTTGAAGGCGAGACTACAGTTGCCAACGTAGATCAGATATCTACGAGCGACACAGACTCAGATGCTACTCACTATCTCATGTTCACTTATGCAAACAACGGTGTAGGTGGATTTGATAGTGCGCTGATAGACACAACAACACTCACATACAATCCCAGCACTAACATTTTTACAACCGAAAATATTGTTGCCAATGGATTAACAAATCTTGATTCAACATTTATCGCAGGTGATGTACAGATTCAAACCAATTCCGGCAGACTGCTTGACAGTGCGGGTAGATCGTTTGTCATTTACGATTCAGCGGGTGCTTTGCTGTGGGGTAATAACGGGACTAGTGCAGGCAATCTAGGTGGAGCAAGTGCGGTTGCAAGACTCATTGATCTAGCAGATGTTTCTATATCAGAGCCTATCACAAGTGGATATGTTGTCAAGTGGGACGAGTTTGCGGCAGGTGGATCAGGTGCTTGGGTTGTAGGACCAGATAATACAGGTGTCGGCGGTGCTGGCATTGCGCTCACTGATCTTTCAGTTGTACAACAAGTCGCATCAGGTACTGGTACATTATCTTATAGTAATGTAAGCGGCGTATTTACATACACTCCTCCTGAGTTATCACTTCTAAATCTGACAGATGTTGCAAGCGATGGCACGAACGGACAAGTTCTCCAGACAGATGGCGCAGGTAACTTCTCATTTGTAAATCAGACGGGCGGTGGTGGCTCTAGCATCACAACTTCAGATGAGGGCTCAAGTCTTACGACTGGTACGACCTCGTTCAACTTTGTTGGTACTGGTGTTACTGCAACAAACAGCGGCGATGATGTCACAGTAACCATTCCTGGAGTAACCGGTGCACTCAGTACACGATCTACTATTATTGGCACAACAGGTACGATATCAGATAACAACTCAGCAGACTTAGACATTACTGGTGGTGCACCTACTTATGCACTTCTCAAGATTCAATCAAATGATGCATCATGGGTGCGATTGTATACAGACACCGCATCAAGAACAGCAGACGCCTCACGATTAATTACAGACGATCCTGCGCCCGATGCTGGTGTTGTAGCAGAGATTATTACCACAGGTAACCAGGTGATCAAGATGTCACCCGGCGTCATAGGTTGGCTTGACACGGGAACAACCGTTCATGCGAGAGTTACCAATCTTAGTGGTGGTGCAAGAGCAATCACAGTAACGCTCACCTTGCTCGCACTGGAAGCATAATGGAAGAATATCTGGTTTTATTACATAGCCATGATGACCTAGATACTTTCTATGCGGACATGGAGACAACTGGCGGTATTTTAGAACGTGCTATCGATATCTGTTGTCGCAGACCTTTGTCGCGAACAACTATGTACATGCTCACATCAGAAGAGGCGGCCGCAGTCAAGGCTGATTCTCGTGTAAGACAAGTTGCTCGTTGGTCAGATCGCCCAGAAATGAAACCCACCGCATTTACTCGTACAGACTTTGAGTATGACAAAGGCGCAAACGAACCACCCAATGATTCACAATCAAAGAATTGGGGCACATGGCGTTCTAGAAACACATACGAAGGCAACGAGTCTATTATCGACAACTGGGCAGATGACTTTTTAAATCCTGATCAGGTAACGGGTGAAAAATATACCAGTAGTGAGACATTCACCGAGACTGGTAAGCACGTTGACATTGTGGTTAAAGATGGGCATCCAGATCCTAACATGCCAGACTTACAGATTAACGCAGATGGTACGGGCGGCTCACGAGTTAACGAGATTAACTGGAATCTATACACGACCACTGTACAGGGTTATGAGGCTTTTGGTTCTTCTGATTATTTCTTAGCACAGGATTATGTGTACAGCCCATACACTTCAGGCAATAGTGATATAAGCAGACAAAGGCAACACGGCGCTTCGGTTTCAACATGTGCCGCTGGCTCAACGCTGGGTCTGGCGCCGGGCGCAAACATATATTCGTTTGATCCGTATACTGCCAGTCAACTAGACTACGGCAATTTCAGTTCCCCAGATGGCTATCCTAATTACACTGACTTCGATTATATTCGAGCGTGGCACAATGCAAAGACGGTAAACCAAGCAACAGGATTTAAGAATCCTACTATCATTAATTGTAGCACTGGTTTTAGTGAACTGTTTTCAGAAGGTGATAACACATGGCCTGTACAAGCCACAAATCGTGGTGTTACTTATGGCGATGGTATCAACCCAATGACGAATCAACAAGTCGAAGATGCTCAATTGGCTGGCGTAGGCGATATAGTCGGCAGCGCCGGGAATCGATATTTTTATTCGGTAATGGGCACTAATGGTAGTAACAGTTTCATTGACTTTGTTATTGCAGATGTCGAAGACTGTATCAACGATGGCATTCATGTTGTTATCTCGGCTAGTAATGATAACACATTAATGGCTTTCACAAACACCACTGAACACACAAACAATACTGTTACACTACAAGATGCGACAACACAAAACTGGAAGTCGCGCTCTTTTGGTACCGACCAAAAAGGATGTTACATTGTTGGAACACTCAGCACAAAATCAAGACTGAGAGCCGGCGGTAGTGCAGGTCAAGGCGAGTGTCGGGTGTCTTATTCAAATTGTGGATTAGGTGTAGACTTCTATACATTTGCAGATGGTGTCACCGCGGGTTACAATGGAAACGGTGGGCAGGTCGCTGATCCTCGAAACGCAAGTTATACTCTTAGAACATTTAATGGTACTTCGGCGGGTGCACCGATGCTCACCGGGCAACTTGCTTGCATACTAGAACGTTTTCCTGATATGACACCCGCACAACTATATGACTATATGGTGATGAGAAGTCGAACATTAGCAGAAAATGAATGTGGAGATTTAGGCAACGATTGGCCTAATGCGTTTTGTTTTGAATCGACTGAATCACCACGTGTGGCTATGTCTATTGGTGATATTCGCCCACAGTCTGGCAGAATAGAAACAAAGAATATACATCTTGCAAGACCCTCATCAGGTGTCGCATACCCTAGACAAAGAACTGCCCGAACGTGGCGCCGAGTCGTATAAATAAACATAAACCGGAGACATTTACATGGCATCGCCCACAACAAGACAAGAACTAGTTGATTTCTGCTTGCGGAGATTAGGTTCGCCTGTTCTTGAAATTAATGTAGACGATGATCAACTTGAAGATAAAGTTGATGATGCGCTTCAGATGTTTCAAGAGTATCATGCCGACGCTACTTTTACCACTTATATTAAGCATCAGATAACAGCCGATGATGTAACAAATGAATACATTACTATTCCAAACACAGTGCTGTATCTTACCAAAGTATATCCATTTAGCAAGACCTTTGGTAGTACCAACATGTTTGATATTAAGTATCAGATGATGTTGAACAGCATGGGCGACTTTATGAACTTTGCGGGTGGTTTATCGTATTACTATCAGATGGAACAGTATTTAGAATTTATTGCTGATATTCTAGACGGTGAGCCACGAGTTAATTTTTCAAGGCATCAGAATAGATTATATATTTTTGGCGAATGGGCTCCTAATCAGTATAACAATTTAGCCGTAGGTGATTACATCATTGCGGAGTGTTTGTCACTTGTTGATCCCGCATCATTCGCTGACGTTTGGAACGACAAATTTCTCAAAGACTATACCACACAGTTGATCAAACAACAGTGGGGTGGTAACATGATGAAATTTGAAGGCATGACTTTACCAGGTGGTGTGCAATTAAACGGTCGTCAATACTATGACGATGCTACAGCAGAACTAGAAAAACTGGAAGAAAAATTACGTAATGAAAACGAATTTCCACCAGATTTTTTCATGGGTTAATGCATGGCTACTAATCTCTATTTTACTCAAGGCAGATACTCAGAGCAAGAACTCTATGAAGATCTGATTATTGAATCTCTCAAAATATATGGACAAGATGTCTATTATATGCCAAGAGAGATGGTCAATAAAGATTCTATATTCCAGGATGATAATGTATCACGGTTTGATGATGCATATAAACTGGAAATGTATATTGAGAATACCGAAGGCTTTGACGGAGAAGGAGATCTGTTCACTAAGTTTGGTGTAGAGATTCGTGATGCCGCTACCTTTATTGTATCACGTAGGAGATTTTTGTCAACCGTTTCTAAGTATGAACAGACATTAGAACCCGGCGGCCAGTTTTATAGGCCTCGCGAAGGAGATTTGATTTCTCTTCCACTTTCTAACTCTATATTTGAGATCACGAAGGTAGAAGACGAATCACCTTTCTATCAGTTAAAAGATATACCAGTGTTTAAGATTCGTGCAGAATTGTTTGAGTACAACGACGAAGACTTTGATACGGGTGTACAAGCAATTGATAATGTTGAGGGAGATCATGCGTTTCAGACCGTGTTTACATTCCCATCAGTCACGGGTGCGTTTGCATTTAATGAGACTGTGACTCAAACAAATGATTCGTTTACTCTCACCGGTGAGATTGTCAAAATAGACAATTCAAATCCATCGGCTAAGAAGATATATGTTGCTCACACTGGAGGTGCTTCAGACGGTGAGTATCATGAGTGGACCACTACCGCTCCTATGGTTGGTTCAACATCAGGTGCTACTGGTACGCCTAATGCTATAGGAGAAGATCTACAAGACAGTGCTATGAATACTGCCTTTGATACAACACTAGAAGGTGGAGAGATCAATTTTATTGATTTTTCAGAATCTAATCCGTTCGGAGATCCATAATGTTTGGTACTCATTTTTATCATCAGCGAATTAGAAAAGCCGTTGCTGTTTTTGGATCATTGTTCAATGACATATATGTGGTAAGAAAAGACGCCGCAGGTAACTCATTATCACAAGTCAAAGTACCTTTGTCATACTCTCCTAAGAGAGATTTTGTAGCACGTATTGATGCAATGAACGATGGCGAAAACGCTGAGAGACAGATTGCTTTAAAATTACCCAGGCTTTCTTTTGAGATATTAGCCATGCAGTATGATGCCGCGCGACAAATGCCTCGGACAAATTCATGTGTAGTGTTTCCTGATAACTATGGCGATGGCGCTAGTAAGTTATACACTCCTGTTCCTTACATTATATCGTTTCAGTTGAATGCATATGCCAAGACACAAGATGATGCCTTGCAGATTGTTGAACAGATTCTTCCTTATTTTACACCAAATTACACAGTGACAATCAAGCCACTCAACGACTTTGATGTTGTAGAGGATTCGCCTATTACCATGACAGGTATTACGTTCTCAGATGATTATGAAGCGCCTTTAGAGAGCAGGCGGTCTATCATATACACGATGGACTTTGACATGAAACTATACCTGTACAAGTCAATTGCAGATGGTTCTAAGATTATTGAAGAAGCGTGTGTAAACTTTTTGAATCTAGACGGCGGCACAGACGAAGAATTGTTTGTCAAGACATGTACTGATAGTGCATGGACAGCCAGTCCTTTGAGTTTGAATCTTTCTGAAGATAACGCACAGTATGTGGCGCCGTTCACTATTGTAAATATTCCAGGAACACCCACGTCATTTACAGTGAGTGATCCACAAAATGGAACTGCTTCGGCGGAATATCAAACGCTGACTACAAACAACGAAGGTATTATTACTGCGAAAGGTACTTGGAGTTATCAATCTAATCCAGATTGGAACGGAACAGACTCATTTAATGTGAGTGTTCTAGGCGATTGGGGTGCGAAATATTTCCCCATATCCATCACAGTTGATCCAGTCCAAGATGCATATGCAGTCAGTGCCTCAACCACTGTTGACACACCAGTTGATATCACAGTGAGTGGCAATGATACTTGGCAAGCAGGCAATACAGTATTCTCTGTTGCTGTAGGTGGACAACCATCTAACGGATCTGTGGTCGTACTAGATGCTTCCGCTGGCACATACACATATACACCTAATCCAGGATACACTGGGCAAGATACCTTTATCTATCGTGCATCACCAGAACAAGGTATTTCAGAAACAGCAATCGTTACTGTTACCATAACGTAACCGATATAAATAAACCAAAGAAACGAGATCAGGTACAATGGCAGACATAAAAATTTCAGGTTTAAATTTGATAGACGGGACAACGGTGCCCCCTCTAGGATTGGAAGATGAAATCATCGTCAATGACGTTGATGTCGGACCACCTATTACTGCTATTACGAAGAGAACCACTCTTCAGGCACTCCGAGATCTCGCAAACCAAAACATTGATGATGATCCTAGTGGATCTACAGTCACGGGTGATCTTACGGTCACGGGTACAATCAATGGCGTTGATATTTCTGATTTAGAAGCAAGCACTATTAATTGTGCCCGAGACTCGGTAGACGCCGATGGCATATGTGGTCTCAGAATTTTAGGTGATACTGTTATTGACAGTGATCTTACTGTTAGAGATAATATTTTCTGGGGAGGTGTTGCATCTGGTGATGGCCGTAATATTACCGATATTCAGTTTGCTCTCCGTTCTGATTCTGCCGATCATGCCCGAGTCAGTAAGTTTCAAGAAGTAGCAACTTTGGTTGACGCACAAAATTACTTTATAACCATGTCGCCAATACAAACAGGCGAAGATAGTGTTAATACAGACCCTGCGGTTTATTTTGATAAAAACACTGAAGCATTATATTCACCTTTATTCGCTGGCGATGGTTCGCTTCTTATAAATGTAAATGCAGATAGTGCGGATCATGCACGAGTCAGTAAGTTTCAAGAAGTAGCACAAACAGACGCTGGCACTTACTATCCCCTCATGTCTGGTTTATTAGATGGAGTAGATAGTGTAAATACAAACTCACTAGTCAATTACAATACCGTCACTGAAGTATTTTCTGCACCTTTCTTTTCAGGTGATGGTAGTCTGTTAACAAATGTCACTGCGAGTGCCACAGTAACCGAAGCGACTAAAATATATACGAAACAGGCAACATTGTCAAGTCTTCATTATCTCACGATGGTTGAAACCACAGGCAGTGGTGTGAATCCTTTAGCAGATAGTGCGTTAACAGATAACAATCTTTTGTATGATCCTATCAATGCGATCTTGCAAGATCCCGGCAATGCTTTGTTTGGAGCGATGGGTGTTACTTACGCTCAACAGACGACTGCTAAGGTTCCCGAAGATGGTGTTAACTATCTTATGATGAGGGAAACCTCAACAGGTCAAGACAGTGTGGGTTGTATCACAGATCTCACGTATAACACGACTACCGACGGCGGCACACTATTTTCTCCACAATTCTCAGGAGGCGGTGCATCACTCACAGATGTTGACGCAATAACAGCAACAACGGCAACCAACGTTGCAGTAACTGCTGACACTGCCAACTCAGTAAACTATCTCATGTTTAGTGGTAGTACCAGTGGAGGTAATGGCACAAAAGTTAACTCAAACATTCGGGTGAATCCAGGATTAGACGCGATGCATCTGTCTGCTTCAGGCAGTAGACTGTTGCTAGGTGCAGACTCAGACATTAGTATGTCGGTAGGCACCGGCGTACAGTATTCGTTTAATGTCACGAACAACGGATCAACTGATTACGTTCTGTCTGATACAGGAAATGTTTGGTTCCCTACAAGCGAAAACGATCCTATACTTTACCTGAGGCGAGGTGATACATATAGATTCGATCACAATCATTCGGGTCATCCATTTGAGATCAGAGTAAGTAATGCAGGTGCGGCTTACACAACAGGTGTTTCAGTAATATCTGGCACAAGTCAAGTTGGCATCACACAGTTTAAAGTACCAATGAGTGCTCCGCCAACCTTGTATTATCAGTGTACTGCTCATTCTGGTATGGGTAATACCATTAACATAGTATAAATTATGTCACACGAAAGATTTGTTAATAAACGCAGACGCTCTCTCAACCTGAGAGAGCCGGCTATTGGCAATATATTGCCTGAGCATTTTGCGGCGTTATATCCAAAATTCATTACTCTGTTAAAGAAGTATTATGAGTTTCAGGATCAGAACGAGTCTACAGAATTGCTCAATCACTTATTTGCAACTCGTGATATTAATGAAACCGACATCACTCTTCTCACTTATATTGAGGACGAATTACTTTTAGGCGAATCCTATTTTCAGAAGTTTGGTTCAAACGATACTGAACTCCGAGCGGCAGCAAACTTTTCCAACACACTGTTTAGATCAAAGGGTAGTAAGTTTGCGATAGAATGGTTCTTTAGATCTTTTTATGGTGAAGACGTTGAAGTATTGTATCCAAAAGAGAATGTCTTTAAGATAGGTGAAACAGATTCACAGATCGGTGCTGACTCTCTCAAGTATATCACAGATGACAAGTTATATCAAACGTTTGCGCTTTTGGTTCGTGTGGGTGTTCCTATTGCGAAGTGGCGAGAAACGTTTAAACTGTTTGTTCATCCTGCAGGAATGTATCTTGGCGGTGAGGTGTTCATTGTTGATGATGTTGCGGTTGATATTCAAGCACTCAATGACGCATTACTCACATACAACACGCCCGTTTATTCGGCCAGCGTAAATGCAACCACACAGAACGAAGGCACTGATTTCGTCTTTACCATTACAGGAACAAATGTGCCTGATGGCATAGACGCACTCTATTGGTATGGAGTACACGGTACGACAAATGATGCTGACTTCGGCATTAACTCGTATGATCAAACAACAGGTTTACCTGATGCGAATAACAAACAATACTTTGAGATCAATGGGTCAAGTGGTATGTTCTCAGTGGTCTCTGTCATTGATGCCGAGACAGCGATAGCCGAAGGTGATGAGACGTTTACAGTCTACATTGAAGACGGTGATGGTCGTGCTATTGATAACTTCCCTCTTACGATAACGGATCTTATTCCTTCATATACTATATCAACAGATGCACCCGATCAAACCGTAGAAGCCGGCGATACCTCAGATGAAGGTGACAATGTAACATTTACCATTAACGGAACAAATGTGCCCAATGCTGGCAGTGCTGTTCTTAAATGGTATGTTGATTTTGGAGTTAGTACAACCGATCAAACCAACTTTGAAACGACAATACCAACATCACCTGGCACAGCACAAGATGTTACGATAACAGGCAGTACAGGTTCGTTTCAGATAAAAAGCCGAGTAGATGGTGATCCTCAGTCAAACAGCAACTATGTTATCAAACTTCTGAATGAGAACAACATTGAAAAAGTTTCTCGTGTTCAGTATCTTACACAGGTAGTACCCACACTTACCGTAGCACCAGGTGTGACAGTTATTGAGGGTAACAACTTAGAGATTACAATCACCTCAGGCGGTTATAATGTAGGCAAAGATATTGATTATGCGATTACAGGTGCCGTGGTATCTGACGGTCGTATCGCAACCGCTGATCTTACAGGCTCAGTCACCATGATAGATGACGGTCTAGGTGGATCAACTGCGGTTACTTCTATTCCTGTTAGCGCAACGGACACTTACGAAAGCCCTACTGCGGGTACGTTTACTGCAACAGATAATAATTTAGACGCTGGTTTTCAAATTTCAGACAACGAGTCATTCACTGTTAACGATGGACCACCCGCCTACACGATCACCGGCAGTCCTGCCGTAGGTCAAGACGGTGGTGCTGTTACTTACACAGTGGGTGGTCAAAATATTCCTGACGGGACAGTTTACTTTTATATCAATGATATTGACACTGACGATGCTGACTGGGTAGGTACTCCACCCAGAAATGGCAGCAGACTTGCAGTCACAGTATCAGGTGGTACTGGAACTGTTACGAATCCAACTGCTTATACTGCCGACGGTGATACTGCGGATAACTTCTATCAGATATTTGTATATGATCAAGCCACAGGCGGCACTGAATTAGCAGAAGGTAATAGAATTATCGCGGGCACATCTAACTCGGTTACCATAACTCCAAGTGATTTGGCTCCTGAAGAAGGCGATACGATCACTGTGGATGTAACACTAGGTGGAACTTATCAAGACACAGGAAGTGGTGGTGTTTACAAGTATTGGATTGCTGGCACTAATGTCACGTCTTCAGACTTTGACTCGGGATACTCAAACGTTTCGGCACCCGTAGACTTGACAATCACTAGCAGTGCCGGACAAGTATCTCTTGCTATTGCAAATGATTTTAAAACAGAAGGCTCAGAAACCTTTACTGTTGTGGTAGGAGAAGAGACAGCACCAGGATCAGGTGTGTTTGCAATTATTGGTGAAAGCGCGGGTGTTGTAGTTCAAGATACTAGTCAGCAAACATACTCACTAACTATGCCCGCAACGGTTACAGAAGATGAAAATTTGGTACTTACAATTACAGCAACCGATGTTGGTGCACCCGAACCATTGTTTATACGTCTTACGCCGAGTTCTATTGGTACACAATATGTAGGAGGTGCAGATAAAGAGATCATAGGACCAGATTCCGGTGAATCTGTAGAGGTAACATATGTAACACTTGGCGACAATCTTACAGAAGAATCTAATAGAAGTTTTCTTACTACGGTTAGAAGAACTAGTTTGGCAGGTCCAACTGTTGCGCTTGATCCAATCACTACACTGACTGATCCTCAAAACTTTACGTTGACTGCGAGTGATACTACACCAGATGAAGCCACCACTGTAACTTTTACTGTGACTGGACCCGATGGCACTTACTATTACAGACCTCAGGGTTTTGAACCTGTAATAGTTGACAGTGTATCAGGCAGTACGATTTTGTCCACACAATCTGCCACTTCTTCATATTCTACCTTGCTCGCAGGAGACACACAAAGAACTACTGGGGTCAATGGAACCATCAATAATATTAATTCGAACTCGCTGACCATGTCGGCAACATCGTCTCTTACTGTACTCGGCATGCTTCCTGTGTTTGCTAGTGCTTCAAATTATGCCTACTTTGATGGTGCAAATAAACCTACAGGTACGGTGGTTATTTCAGGTGGCACAGGAACCTTTGATGTAGATATTACTACGAGCGCCGTTCAGGAAAACAAAGCGTTTGTTTACGAACTGCATGATGTTGAAGAGAATGTAAACTCAACTGTGTTGGCGTCTGAGACGATCACCATTCAGAATGTCGCAGGTAATGGCATATTAGGATATACTGCGTTATTAAGTTACACTAATGAGGCGTATGAACAAGTATATGATACTTTTTCTCCCGTTACTGCCACTGCTAATGTTAGATTTGATAATGATGGTGGTATATACGCTCGCGGCAGAGATTCTTTCAATAGTGGGCGGACACCGGACTCGGCTTTGTATGTTAAGGTAGGCACTTGGATATCAGGAGGCACTGCGCCCTATACAGGTTACAAACTTATTGCGACAAAAGGTACCGAGAATATCACGGGCGCTACTGTAGGTGGATCTTTTGATACTCCACTGGACATTGGTAATGGGACACAATCATCTCCTTATGCGGATTTTTTCTTGTCTTTTAAACTAGGTAATTATGGTAGTGTCAGCAGAGAGTTAGAAATTGATTTTCAAATCTATGAAGCGGCGGCACCAGGCAACAACATTGTTATTAACTGGGATTTAATCGTGATCGCGACCCTGGATAACAATGGTGGGAACTAATGTCTATTAATGCTATTTTGTGGGATCAGGTTATCTGGGACAGCGACAATCAACTTAAAGCCATAACTAAATTTAATGGCTGGAAAGAACAGACTGTACCGTGGACTGGCGACACCGAGTATGCCTATCATTATGAATATCAAGGTGCAAACATGTTTGCGGCACCTGCCCTCAATGATCTAGGTAATATAGACTCCGCAGAAACATTAGCGAATGCACTTGAAACCATAAACTATAATAATTTTGCTCATTGGATATCAACCAACCATTATGACGTTCCTGACAACGAAAGATACATCACACCCCAGATTATTCTTTTAAAAACTGTACGTGATAATATGTACTATGAGGGTCAACTTCAACGAGTAGATATTGGTCCTCGTGATTCAGCCGCAAAGCCTTACATTGATGAAATTGTGAGTATGTTTTCTGAATATGACAGCGATTTTTTTCTTACCCGAGAAAGTAATTTTATAGGCGTTGCTCAAGGATATCGTCAACCGTACACGGGAAGACACGTTAGTTGGTACAATTTTGCTGAATTAGATAGTGTTACCGCCTCTTATTTTCCTGACTCTGCATCTCAAGTGTTGGATATGACGAATTCATCTTTAACAGGTATTTCAAATCATTACGGTCTTAAATTTAATCTAGATAATGGTACAAAGATACTTAAAGCCGCAAAATTAGAGTTTGGTGGAATAACACCTGAGTTACCAGAAGGCGCACACGTAACGCACACAAGTCGTTCATGGGATGCCAATGGAGAATTACCTCAAGCGGATGCTTACTTCATATCTTACACTGAGCAACCTGTTCGTGATTTTTGTACGGAACATGGATTTACATGGCCAGTGCCGTCTGATATAACCGCAAGACCGTGGTTATTTTCTGCTGTATATGACAGAACAGATTCCGATCTAAATGTGCTTGGAATAAAAGCCTACATATCTAAGAAGCGATTATGATAAATATAGACATAAAAGACATTGACGATAGATTCTGGCAACAAATAGCAGAAGACCGAAGAATCTATAAAAGGAATCATAATGACCGACAAAGAAAACCCGAACATCAAGAACGACTACGAAACGAGTCGGGACACGTACCTGGAACTGATAGAAGGCGGTAAACGCGGTCTTGATTTGATGATTGAGGTGGCTCGTGAAAGTGAGCATCCCAGAGCATTTGAAGTATTATCTGGCATGATTAAAAATGTTGCAGATGTTACTGACAAATTAATGGATCTAAACAAAAAGCACAAAGATATTACCCACGTGCCTTTGAAAGAGCAAAAGAATATTACTAACAACAATGTGTTTCTAGGAAGCACAACTGATCTACAAAGATTATTACAGAATGAAGAAAAGGTGATTGAAGTTGAGTCTGATTCTACCAATGTCCAATGACACGTATCAATATAATCACTTAGTCAAGAAAGATGGTGTAGTCCAAGAGTGGACACAGGAGGAAGTTCTTGAATATAAAAAGTGTATGGAAAATCCCTCATATTTTGCAGAAAAATATGTCAAGATTATTTCACTGGATAGGGGTCTTGTTCCTTTTAATCTTTATCCCTATCAAGAACGTATGTTCCATCATTTTAACAGCAATCGTTTTAACATTGTACTTGCTTGCAGACAATCTGGCAAATCAATTTCGTCTGTCGCCTATCTTCTCTGGTATGCGATTTTCAATCCCGAAAAAACCATTGCTGTTCTGGCTAACAAAGGTTCCACTTCGCGAGAAATGCTCGGACGTATTACACTTATGCTTGAGAACTTGCCGTTCTTTTTACAACCTGGCTGCAAGACTCTTAATAAGGGTAGTATCGATTTTTCTAATAACAGTAGGATTGTGGCTGCTAGTACTAGCGGCAGTTCTATTCGGGGTATGTCTGTTAATCTCCTCTATCTCGATGAGTTTGCTTTTGTTGAGCGAGCATCAGAATTCTACACTTCCACCTATCCTGTTGTCTCTGCCGGAAAAGATACAAAGGTTATTATCACATCTACAGCAAATGGTATCGGAAATATATTCCATAAAATATGGGAAGGCGCCAACCAAGGGATAAATCAGTTTATACCTTTTCGTGTGGATTGGTTTGACGTGCCAGGACGTGATGAGCAATGGAAAGCGGAGACCATAGCAAACACTAGCATTCTTCAATTTGACCAGGAATTCGGTAACACATTCTTCGGTACGGGCGACACATTAATAAGCGCCGACACCTTGATGAAATTACGTGCCACAGATCCTATCACACATATGGAAGGTGGCGATCTTCTTGTTTATCAAGAAACGCAACCAGATCATGATTACATCATGTGTGTTGATGTAAGCAAGGGAAGAGGACAGGACTATTCTACATTCAATATCATCGACATTAGCACGAGACCTTTTAAACAGGTGGCTGTGTATCGCTGTAACACTATCTCGCCCTTGCTCTTTCCTAATATTATCTATAAGTATGCGAAAGTCTACAATGAAGCATATGTTGTTGTTGAATCAAATGATCAAGGTACTTTAGTATGTAATGGCTTATATCTAGATTTAGAATATGAGAACATGCATGTTGAATCAGTATCAAAAAATAAAATGGGCATTGAAATCAATCGGAAGACTAAGCGGCTTGGTTGTTCGGGTATCAAAGATCTATTAGAAGAAAACAAATTAGAAATTGTTGATGAGAATACTATATTAGAAATATCTACGTTTTGTGCCAGAGGGCAATCATATGAAGCAAGCGATGGCAACCACGATGATCTCATGATGAATTTGGTGATGTTTGGATATTTTACCACCGACAGTAGATTCAACGATCTCACCGATATTGATATGAAACAAATGTTATTTCAAAGTAGAATGGATTCTATTGAGGCAGATTTGGTGCCGTTTGGTTATCATGATAACAATGATGAGTATATTGATTCGCTAGAAGATATTGAAAGTATGAAAGACAAAAACTGGTCAATACCTTGGGATCATGATCTACAAAATCCGTGGTAAATCAATGGCATAATTTTAAGATTGATACGATCTTATCTGACGCAGAAATGCAGAGTCTCTGGGAGTTATATAATAAATCCAGACACGAGTACATAGATCAATTCTATAACCTTTTCAATCTACACCGATACAATCCAAGAAGTGAAGACGTAAAAGATTGTCCTGCTATTAAGCATTTAGATAATTATGCCGCAACACGAGGGTTAAAAAATTACTCACATTATTTTCTTAAGTATATTCCGTATTCATTTACGCGACTCCATGAAGACAATAATGAGTTGGTTGAAAAAACAATCATTACGTTTCTAGAATCATCTGAAGACTTGGTTGGTGGTGACACGTTGGTTATGGATAAACACTACGACTTGCCACAGGAAGGAGTAAGAAAAGGTCCTCTCAATCACAAAAAAGATATCGTTCCTGTTGTGGCGCCCTCTCAAAATGGTAGCAGTCTGGTCTATAATCATGATGTACTCCATGGGGTTAGTCAAGTCCGACAGGGACATCGGATAGTGCTGGTCAGTTGGTATGTTAAGAATTCATAGTATATAAATAAATACATTGAGAAATCTCCGTATTATGATATCTTATTCATGTTAACGAAAAAAGGACACGACTATGGCATTTTCACCATCTGAGTCTCCCGCTGTCACAATCAGAGAAGTAGATCTATCAGGTATTGTTCCTGCGGTGACTTCCTCTACTGGTGCGATGGTTGCAGACCTCAACTGGGGACCTGGCGATCAACCAATTCTTGTTGGTAACGAAGCAGAATTGATTGCAAACTTTGGTTCCCCCACGTTAGTTGTAGACAGTAATAATATAGATTTTCTGTCTGCCGCTAGTTTCTTAAAATACTCTGGATCTCTGTATGTTTCACGGGCACTTGACACGGCTGACTTAAATGCTGTGGACTCTGCCTCAGGTGTCACTGGCACTCTTGTCAGTAACGCGGCAGATTGGGAAGCAGACAAGAGCGGTTACATTCTTGGTGCAACAGGCACTCCTGCCGAAAAGCGTTTCATCGCAAAATATCCTGGCGAAGCAGGAAACTCATTATCAGTTTCTATCTGCCCATGGTCAGGTCTTGCGGGCGATGGCGGTAAAGCGGCGGTGGCTGACAGTGCATTCACTAACTGGACATATGTAAGCCAGTTTGATGAAGCACCCGGAACATCATCTTTTGTTGCGGCACGAAGCATCGACGGTGCGAAGGCACACGACGAAGCACACGTTGTCGTCGTTGACGAAGACGGTGCTTTCACGGGTACTCCTGGTACTGTACTAGAGACTTTCCCTCACGTTTCTTACGCCACAGACGCGAAGACTACCGACGGTAGTAACAATCACATTGTTGATGTTATTAACGAGCAATCTCAGTATATCTGGATGGCACGTCAAGGTGAACTGAACAGCACCACAACTGCGGCTGCCGATTGGACTAAAGCCACGATTGCTGCCAACGTCGGTGGACCATTAGCATCACCCGGTGGTCAGAATACGCAAACACGATCTTTCAATGGAGGCGCTCAGACCAAACAAGGTCATGGAATAACCACATATAAAGATGCGTTTGAAACTGTGTACAATGATCCAGATGTCTTACAACTTGACTTTTTGATTGCACCTAGTTTGGCAACATCATCAGATCAAAAGACTTTGGTTGAAGCAATGGAAGTAGTTGCACGAAGCGACCGAAAAGATTGTGTTGTTGTATCATCACCGAACCGAGCGGCAGTTGTAGGTCAGCAAAGTGCTTCTACGATTACCACTTCTATAGAAACTTTCGCTAAGAGTTTGGCATCATCTTCATACTTGATTATGGATGGTAACTTCCTCAAAGTGTATGACAAGTACAACGATAAGTATACTTTCATACCAGCGGCAGCATCTACTGCAGGAATCATGGCAGCGACAGACAATGTTCAAGCCCCTTGGTTCTCACCAGCAGGTAACAGGCGTGGTCAATACTTTGGTGTAAGTGCACTCGGCTTTAGTCCAACTAAGTCCCAACGAGACACGTTGTACAAAGCAGGTGTTAACCCCATCGTTAACTTCCCTGGTCAAGGTGTGTTGCTCTTCGGAGATAAGACTAAACTAGCACGTCCTTCAGCATTTGATCGCATTAACGTTCGCCGACTATTCTTAGTCATGGAACGAGCAATCAAATCAGCGGCTCAAAACGTAATGTTTGAATTCAATGATGAATTCACAAGAGCCGAATTCGTTAACATCGTTGAACCTTTCTTGAGAGAGATTAAGGGGAGACGCGGAATCACTGACTTCAGAGTCGTTTGTGACGAAACAAACAACACTGCTCAAGTGATTGACACCAACCAATTCGTGGCTGACATCTATGTCAAACCTGCACGTTCTATCAACTACGTTACTCTAAGTTTCGTAGCAGTGAGAACTGGGGTTGACTTTGAAGAAGTCGTTGGATTGGCATAAGCGCACTAAGGAGAAATAAACAATGGCAATTTTAGGAGTCGATGACTTTAAATCAAAACTGCGAGGTGGTGGTGCGCGACCGAATTTATTCAAAGCGACCATTAACTTTCCCGCATACGCAGGGGGTGATGTTGAACTAACATCCTTCATGTGTCGGGCTGGGCAGTTACCAGGTTCTACCATTCCTGCATTAAACGTACCTTTCAGAGGCAGAATTCTGAAAGTGGCTGGCGACAGAACGTTTGAGCCTTGGGAAGTTACTATCTTAAACGATACTGGCTTTGAGGTTCGTGATGCTATGGAGCGTTGGATGAACGGTATGAACGGTCACAGTGCAAACACTGGCTTGACCAATCCAACAGACTATCAAACCGATCTCATTATTGATCAGTTAGATAGAGATGAGTCTGTTATCAAACGGTACAATATTCGCGGTGCTTTTCCAACGGCAGTTGGACCGATTGAATTGACCTATGATAACGGTGGTGAAGTAGAGACATTTACCACAACGTTTGATTTCCAATATTGGGAGTCAAATACTACTAGTTAATAGTAGGCTAAATAACAGGGTGCTCTCGGGCACCCTTGTTATTATTTTTGATAGGAAAAGGTATGGCAGACAACGATAACGCATTGTTAAAACTTTTTGGTTTTGAATTGAAGAGAACATCTACTAAGAAGAAATTACTTCCTTCAGTAGTACCTCCCACTGACGAAGACGCCGCTGGCTATATCAGCACTGGTGCCGGCGCTTACGGACAATATATTAATTTTGATGGTGATCAATCAAAAGATAACGCGCAACTTATAATGCGCTATCGTGGTGTTGCTATGAATCCCGAAGTGGATATGGCGATTGATGAAATAGTCAACGAAGCAATTGTATCTTCAGAACTAGAGTCGTCGGTTGACTTGAAGGTAGATGAGATTGAAGCGCCCAAGAAAATCAAGGATCAGATTCTAGAAGAGTTTGAGAATGTTGTGGGGCTTCTCAAGTTTAATGATATTGGACACGACATTTTCAGATCATGGTACATTGATGGACGTACGGTTCATCACTTGCTAGTCAATGAAAGTAATGTAAAGGCAGGTATCCAAGAGATCCGTCACATTGATTCAGCAAAAATAAGAAAAGTAAAAGAAATAAAGTATAAGAAAGATCCTCAAACAGGTGTTAAAATTGTAGACAAAATTGATGAGTATTATGTTTACGAAGAGAAGCCTGGTTCTAATACAGTTCAAGGTGTCAAGATCTCAACTGACGCCATTTCATATATCACATCGGGCTTGCTTGATGAGTCAAAGAAAAAGGTTATATCTCATCTTCACAAAGCACTAAAGCCTATCAACCAACTGCGGATGATGGAAGACTCGTTGGTCATCTATCGTTTGGCTCGTGCACCTGAAAGACGTATTTTTTACGTAGACATCGGTAATTTGCCACGAGGTAAAGCAGATCAATACATGAAAGATATTATGACCAAATATCGGAACAAGTTGGTTTATGATGCAAGCACTGGTCAAATCAAAGACGACCGAAAGCATATGTCTATGCTTGAAGATTTCTGGTTACCACGGCGTGAAAATGGACGTGGCACATCCGTAGAGACTCTGCCTGGTGGTGATAACTTAGGTCAGATTGACGATATCATATACTTCCAGAAGAGATTATATCGTAGTTTGAACGTGCCTGTCAATAGGTTAGAGCAAGAAAATCAATTTAGTTTAGGTCGGTCGTCTGAAATCACTCGTGATGAAGTGAAGTTTCAGAAGTTTATTGACCGCATTAGACGACGATTTGGTACCATGTTTTTGGGTATTCTCAAGAAGCAATTGATTCTCAAAGGCATCATTACTGCACAAGATTGGGAAGAGTGGAAAGACGATATCTACATTGATTATATCAAAGACAACCACTTTGCTGAACTCAAGGACGCAGAGATTCTCCAAAATCGGATTGGTCTTATGAACGAAATTACTCAGTACGTAGGTGAATACTACAGCAAAGAGTGGGTTCAAAAGAACGTCATGATGCTTGATGACGAAGAAATTGCACAAATGAAAAAGCAAATTGACAAAGAAATGGCAGAAGGTGACATACCTGATCCTGAGGAAGAAGAAGAGAAAGAGAAAGAAAAGATCGCCATGGCGAATCAACCGCCTGCTCCTACACCCGTGACTGTTGTTGAGCCTAAGTCTGAAATGGAACGCCAGAAAGAAGCAGAGAAAGCGAAAGCAGATAAAGAGAAGAAAGAAGAATATATACCTACACATGAGGATGAATTGACTGAAGAATTGACTAGGTATATGGCGCGATTAAATGAACAAAATGGATAAAATTGGTACTGCCTTTGCCGTAGTACATACCAACAAAGAGATTGTTAAATTAGAAGACCGTCTTTTACTGGCACTTGAAGATGTACAGAATATTGAAGTGCGTGATGGTAAACAAGGAGCAAAAGGTGACAAAGGAGTCAAAGGTGATCGCGGCGATCAAGGCGAACGCGGAGAAACAGGTGCCGCTGGCATTGATGGAACACCAGGACTTACTGGTGAGAAAGGAGACAAAGGAGATACTGGAGACATTGGACCTGTTGGAGAAAGAGGCGCAACAGGAGAAAGAGGCGAACAAGGACTTCAAGGTATTGATGGGGTTGCTGGCAAGGATGGAATCAACGGGCTAAAGGGTGATAAAGGTGATACAGGAAAGACCGGAGCCAAAGGAGACACTGGAAAAACTGGTGAGCGGGGCAAAGATGGCGCTCAAGGCGTTGCTGGTCCAAAGGGAGACGTGGGGTTACAAGGGGACCAAGGAATACAGGGTCTCAAAGGAGACAAAGGAGATCCTGGAGTTCGTGGAGAAAAGGGCGAACGAGGAGATCGTGGCGAACAAGGACCACAAGGTCCTGCCGGACCAGATTACAAAGAACGATTTGAAGATGCTTTAGAAGGATTTAACAAGCAGTTAACAGAAAATAAAGACACTGTTAATAAGAATCTAGAAAAGCAGATTCAACAAATTAATCGTTCGTTAAGTACTATTGGTGGCGGTGGTTCATATAAAATCGTAGACAATGCAGATGTAGACAAGGCGGCAATAACAAGTCTAGTAGACGATGCGGTTCTTATATATGATCCGACCAAAAAGAAATTTGTCGCTCAGTCCTTTCTGAGTATTCTTGATAGACTAAAGGCAGACTTAGAAGTGCAATACGATAAACTAGTAGACGAAGAACCAGATGACGGATTCACCTATGTTGGCGAGGCAGTGCCTGGCACCACAAAAGGGCAGTCTATCTGGAGAATCAAACGAATCTATGAGTTTGGTGCAGACGGTGACCTAGACATTCTCTGGGCAAACGGAACAGCAGACTTTGATAAAACTTGGAATGATCGTGCAACTTATACATACAGTGCAGATTAATTCTTATAAATAAACATATTATATAATGTGAAGCGTGATATACTTACACATTAACACAGAGGATTTCAAATGACCACAATTACTTCAGCGGCATTAATTAATGCTACAACTGAAACTGAAGTGAACATCGATGCCGAAAATAGAGATATCACGCTTAATTTGGCGGGAAATCTTTCGGCTGATGGTGTCACGCTTCAAGCATTATACTCATACTTAAAGAAAGCATGGCGTATCCAGACTTTCACCATCGGCAGTGGTTCTAGTAGTGGTACTACAGTCACAGTCGCCAATGTCACTAACGTATTGCCAGGAATGGCAGTCGCAGTGACAGCAGGTACAGGAACTATTACTGCGGCTGCAACCGTAGTTTCAGTAGACAGTGCGACAACTTTTACTTTAAGTGAAACACCATCTGTGGCTCTTTCGGGTGCAACAGTACAATTTACCAACCACTTGATTGAATATCCATTCCCTCTCGTGGCAATTACTCCAGAACAGTTCGAATGGTCGTTTGACTGGACTCCTTCTAACGCACTTAGTCG